AATATAGACGAGCAAGGCACCCGAGGAAGACTGGTGAGAGGCGAGGAGATAAAAGGCGGCACGGACCTTTTGACCAATGCTCAAGATGCCAAGTACCCGTGGGAGAATTTTGCCAATGGCGGTGAGGTGTCCCTAGACCAACTGAATGAAAAGTACGCAGACGGAGGGTCAGTAGACCCGAGCATGTTGCGTCGGTTGAAAAACACCTTGGGGTCTGCGGCTAGCGACGTGAACCGCTCGTTCTACGAAAACGTGTCTGGCCCCGCCGTAGGCTCTCTTGTTGACATGACGGTTGGATTGGGCGATCTGGCGCAGATGGGGGCAAAGTACTTAGGTAACCGCATGGGCTACGATGCTGGCGAATTCACGCCGGTGGCTCCGCGTGTCAAGCAGGCGCTGGGTGTTGACAACTACAACCCATACACTGTTGGCGGTGTGGCAGCTAACCTCTTACCGTTTGCCCGAGGCGAGCAGGCGATCAGTGCTGCGGCCACGGGGTTGCCTCGGTTGTTCCCTAATCTGGGGCGTGAGGCCGCTGCCTATGGCGGCTCCGAGGCAGCTGCGGCGGGTGCTCGGGAGTTCATGCCTGACTCGCCGATGGCAGAGTTGGTGGCTTCTGCTGCCGGGGGTGTGGGTGGAAGTACGGGGGTATCACAACCTCCGGTGCTCAACATGGCCGTCAAAAACAAAGGCGGCAATTGGTTGCCAGGTGAATCGCCAGAAAATGCGTTGGAAAGGCTACTGACTCCTACGATTGTAGGGGATACACCTGCTCAAAGGGCAGTAAAACTTGAAAAATTGCTTAATGATGAGCCGTCTCTGAATGCCTTTGAGACGGATATGCTTAACCGTCATCTTGGAGAGTATAAAGCATCGGCGTCAGTTGATAACTGGATTAGCAACACCCTCGCCAAGTACATGCGCAACGAGATGGCAACGCCAGATGATCCGGTACGTGTGATGGCATCGCAGTGGCCTGCTCAACAAAGTGAAAAACTCGCCGCGCAGCAAGCAAAAATTGATGCGTTGGTAGCAAAGGTTGAAAATTACCGCACTGGTCCTTTGCCAGAGGGGGTTCGTGACCCAGCGGCATGGCGAGCAACGCGGGTAGGGACAACCCAGCTGGAGCTGAACGATGCAAGAAAGGCTTTGGACAGTTTGGGATATAGGGAGCCTTTACACTACACCCCCTCGCAATATGAAATGAATAAAGATCCTTACCGCAGGCAACGAATTGCCAGGCGAAATGCAGGGTTCCCAGAGGAGGGCGTAGCGCCTATGGGGTCAGCGGAAAGATGGTGGGAGAACGCAGCAGATTATAATATAAATGCGCACACGGCTGCAGAAATTCTGGACCACGAAGCGCCATTGGGCACTGAATTGCCAAATTGGATGTTCAAAATACCGCCAGAAACTTCCGTTTATAGTATGCATGACAGGGATTTTACACCCGACAATCTTGCGTTCGATCATCTCGTTGACGAGCTGCGCAATTCAACAAACATAGAAACCGACTTGCCACCGGCCCTGCGGCTGGATCCAACCAAGCTGGACAAGATCACCGTGCCACAAATGGTTGAGCATGTTGCCAACATCAACGCATATCGTGCCGAGCAAGCAGCCGCAGCTAATTTTGCTAAGTCTACCAACGCTGCCGTTCAAGTTGTGAAAGACTACCCAGACACAAATTTGGGATGGCGGCAGATACGGATGCCAGAAGGGGAGACTGACACAACCGCATTGCAAGAAGCCCTGAAATACGAAGGCGACGCAATGGGGCATTCTGTTGGCGGCTATGCCCGAAAAGGCGGCTATGGGCACGGAGGGCTTGACGCTATCTTGGATGGCAGGGCGCAGGTATTCTCCCTACGCGATGCAAAGGGCCAGCCGCATGTGACTATTGAGATTGGGAAAGCAAATCAAACGTACAATGATCTTTTGCAGCATCTGGGTGGCGATGAAGACCTTGTTGAAACATTTATGATTAGGGGGCATCAGGCAAGGAACGCGGCTGGGGATTCTGACACAAAATCCCCCCTGGGACACGCACTAGAATTAGCCGGCGTTCCCGAAAGATATCAAATCACCCAGGTCAAAGGCAAAGGCAACGGTATGCCTGCTGACAAATACCTACCTGCAATTCAAGACTTTGTACGGTCTGGGAATTATGAAGTGACGAGGGATTTGCAGAACACGGGTTTAGTAAAGATTGAAACTGACAGCGATTTGGCTAAAAGCCTTAGACAAAAAGGAATTGCTGTTCCTACTTACGTAACGCAAGAAGAACTTACTGACCTATCAAAACAAGCACAAGTTGGTTTATACGGCTTTGCCGCCGGCGGTCCAGTCAACCTAGAACAACTAGCCGCACGTTACGCAGACGGCGGGGACGTGGAGGAAGATAATTGGCTTGAGAAAGTGATGTCACTGGACACGCCGGAGATGACGCTTGGCGAGACAGCGGCTGACATTGCTGCGGGCTTTGCGCCAGGGGTTGGCTCCGCTATGAGTCTGCGAGACTTTGAGCGCGCCAGGCGGGATAACGATTACTTAGGCATGGCTTTGTCTGGCATTGGCGTGATCCCAGTTGTGGGCGGCGTGGCTAGGGGTGTTAACAAAGCACGCAAGGCAGGTCTAGACGAGTTGTACCAGGCTTACACGGCGGCTGACCGCGCAAATGCGGGACGCAGAGCAGCCGAGCTAATTAGTTCGCAAGAGCCGGTCAAAGCATCAGAGGCTTTGGGACAACTGATGGAGCGTGGTTTCAGGAACACCACGACCACGCAAGCTGACCGCACCCGCGTGGGCGGTGGCAACATTGGTGGCGCACCTTTCTCAGCCATCAGCGAAGTAGATCCAGGCTATGCCGGCAAGGTCTGGGGGGTGATGGACGAAGGTACGGCAAGTCGCCTGACTAACTTGACCACGCCGGAGACAGCATGGACAACAATGCTCGGCTCTTCAACCCAGCTTAAAACCAACCCAATTGTGTTTGACAAGCTCAAGCGCGCCTTCGTGGACTCCATGAAGAAAGGCAACTTGTCTGACGAGCTAGCCGCAAAGATTAACCACAACCTTGCGCTGGATTTTGGAGAAGGCGTTGACATCCGCGACCCAAAAATTTGGCAACTAGCCGATACGTTTGATAAGCGTGCGGCATTGGCTAATGCCATGATGGGTCAAGGGATTGCTCCCAAAAAAGGTGGCGTTGCACTTGGCGGGGAGTTGCGCGGCGGTGCTATCTTCAATCCAAGTCAAATCTTGATCAGGGAGACCGAGCGTGCCTTGCTGCATCCTAAGCATGGCGGCAACGTGCCAACTTTTGCTGCCGGTCCCCGTGCGTTCAGCTTGGACAAAATGACCGAGTACCGCCCAGACTTACACCCTGGCTTCCCAACATTGATACAGGGACGAGACTTGGGCGTTAATATGATTCCCACGCCGACAGAAGTATACCTTCCTGACTGGCACCGTGCTTTCAAAACCGCCAATCCAGACCGTAAGGCTCCGGGCTACTACGATCTTGCGCTTGGCGTAAAAGATCAAGGCTTGCCAAGCCAAGCATTGAACGACGAGTACATCCGTCACTTGATCCGCGAAGGGTTTGCAGAAGGTGGTGAGGTGTCTCTGGACGAACTCAATGACAAGTACCTACCGCCTATGAGTAACGCAGAGCTACTCGCCCAAATTGACCGCAGCACCGCCAACTCCCCTGCTCCTGCCTACGGCACGGCTAGTAGCGCTCCGAGGGACTCTGTGCAGACGGACAGCCGCAACATGCTTGAACGCTTTACGTCCCTTAACACGCCACAGGACATGAGCCTCGGAGAGACCCTAACGGACATCGGCATGGGCTTTGCTCCTGTTGTCGGAACCGCACAGGGTCTGCGTGACTTTGAAAGAGCGCGTCGAGACGATGACACTCTTGGTATGGTGCTCGGTGCAGCAAGCGCAGTACCTATAGTGGGTGGTGCTGTAAAGGCCGCAAGGACTGTGGGTAAGGCGGCAAAGGCTGGCATTGATCTATCTCAAATAAGAGTGCGACCGCCATCAGACAATATAACTAATGTGCGTGATGCAAACTTCCAATACCCTAAAACAATAGGCAATCAAACTCTAGATATAAACAGCATCACTGGTGGTGTTCGTATTGACCAACAAGAACAAACCCGTATTAATCGGTTAGCAAATCAAATTTCTAGTCCTGAAGGATATATTAGTAGAATTATTGTAGACCAGAATAATAATGTCATTGAAGGTCAGCATCGGTTAGAAGCATTGCGTCAACTTGGAGCAAAAGAAGTTCCTGTCTATAAAATAGAAGAATTGGCTGACACCATGCCTGTAGGTAAAATGGAAGAAGCAATAAATAACGCTGGCAAAATACATCCAGACCATGTGAATCAAATAATGCAATATGCATTAGAAAACATTGCAAAAGACGGCGTGGGGAACGCAAGAGACTATGATTTTGGTAATTTTCAAAAATATTATGATGCTGCATTAGATGCAATCGAAGACGGTGCGACAGCGGGTAAGGCGCCAAAAGCCGCCGACGACCTTGCTGCGTTAACGGCTCAGGCTCCGCTTGATATGTCCCAAGCATCTAGGATGCAGAGGGCGGCAGAACAGGGGTTTAATACCAACCGACCTTTGTATCATGTAACAAATGCTTCCTTTGATGCTTTTGAAATTCCTGAAAACAGATTTCGAAAATATGGCAAAGGCGTGTACACCTCGCCAAATTTAAATTATGTGGATAGGTATATTAGAGAAAACAGAGACATAGAGTCAGGATACAAGGAAGGCGCAAACGTCATGCCTTTATACGCAAGAGGCAATCTTGCCAGCGAAAAAGATTGGGAGGCTGCGCGTCAGGAGATGATGTCTGAGGGGGCAGCACCACCTGGGCATAATCGTCAGCAAGAAGAAATCCAAAGACGATTAAAAGGAAAAGGATTTGATGGGCTGAACATGTTTGGTAATGAAATTATTATCTTTGACCCATCAAACATTCGATCAGTCAATGCAGCCTTTGACCCAGCCAAGCGCGGCTCTGGAAACTTAGGCTACGCCAAAGGCGGCGCGGTCAGAGCCTACGACCCGCTACAAATAGAAAACATTATGAGCAGCATAAACGCCCCGCGCAATTACGCCTCGGGTGGTAGTGTATTGGCGTACAACCCAGGTCGCGTAGACGCGATACTTAATCAATTCAGAGGGGCGGTGTGATGGCTAACGAAAGACCAGAAGAAGGCGAGACAATCCAACTTGAAGACGTTGATAACGAGGTCGAGGACACCGAGGACGGTGGCGCGATTATTCGTGAGAGGAACGCAGAAGACCACGCCGCCAAGCTCGCGCACTTTGCCAACATCGTTGAAGAAGTTGACGATGACATGCTCAAGACCGCTATTACCGACCTGCTGGAAAAGATTGGCAACGACAAAGAGGCGCGGGAGAAGCGCGACAAGCAGTACGAAGAGGGCTTACGCCGCACCGGACTGGGTGACGATGCCCCCGGCGGTGCCCAGTTCACGGGCGCTAACAAGGTCGTACACCCGATGTTGGTTGAGGCGTGCGTAGACTTCTCTGCCCGGTTTATGAAGGAGGTCTTCCCGCCCAATGGCCCGATAAAAAGCAAGGTGCTGGGCGAGCGAGACAAAGCTAAGCTGCAAAAGGCCGAGCGCAAAGCGGAGTTTATGAACTGGCAGACCACGGAGCAGATGGTCGAGTTCAGGGGCGAGCTAGAGCAGCTGAGCACCCAGCTCCCGCTGGGCGGTGGCCAGTACATGAAGTTCATGTGGAACGGGCTGCACCGCCGTCCGTGCTCAGAGTTTATTGCGATTGATGATGTGTACCTGCCGTATGCAGCGACCAACTTCTACACCGCCGAGCGCAAGACGCACGTGCAGTACGTGACCAAGTTTGAGTACCAACGCCGGGTCAAGTCGGGCATGTACCGTGACGTAGATTTGGGAGCGCCGGACGACCCCGAGTACAGCAAGGCGTCACAAGCTAACGACAAGATTGAAGGGCGCAAAGACCTTAGCTACAACGAGGACGGACTGCGCACTATTTTTGAAGTGTACACGTACCTCGACTTTGGCGATGGCCCCGAGCCGTACATCCTGAGCATTGACAAGTCTACCGAGATGGCCCTGGGGTTGTACCGCAACTGGGAGCAAGACGACGAGCGCCAGCTGGAACTAGACTGGATTGTGGAGTTCCCGTTTGTACCGTGGCGAGGCGCGTATCCCATAGGACTCACGCACATGATTGGCGGGCTGAGCGGAGCGGCCACGGGCGCACTGCGCGCCCTGCTGGACTCAGCACACATTCAGAACGTACCCACGCTGCTCAAGCTCAAGGGTGGCCCTGGTGGGCAGACCCTGAACGTACAGCCGACCGAAGTGAGCGAGCTGGAGGGTGGCGCGTTGATAGACGACGTGCGCAAACTGGCGATGCCCATGCCGTTCAACCCGCCCAGCCCTACGCTGTTTCAACTCCTGGGCTTCTTGGTAGACGCAGGCAAGGGCGTGGTGCAAACCTCGTTTGAAAAGCTGTCTGACCAGAACTCCAACCAGCCGGTGGGCACAACTATGGCCCTGATTGAGCAGGGTATGGTGGTGTTTAGCTCAATTCACAGCCGGCTGCACAACTCGATGGCGCGGTGCTTCAAGATTTTGCACCGCATCAACAGCGCGTACTTGACCGTTGAAGACATCGAGGCACAAGCCGCCGGCATTGAGATTGATCCGTCCGACTTTGACGGCCCAATGGACGTGATTCCGGTCAGCGACCCCGCAATCTTCAGCGAGACGCAGCGTTTTGCACAAACCCAAGCCATAATGCAGCGCGCCCAGGTGATGCCGCAGATGTACGACGCTCGTAAAGTGGAGGAGATGTTCCTGCGCAATATGAAAGTCCCTGCGAACGACGTTCTGCAGCCGCTACCCGGCAGCGAAGACATGGACCCCGTTAGCGAGAACGTGGCAGCGGCTATGGGACGCCCGGTTTACGTGCTTCCGTCGCAAGACCACATAGCGCATATAATGACGCACGTTTCGTTCCTTAAGTCGCCGCTGTTTGGGTCTAATCCGGCAATAGTGAAGACTTTCTTGTACCCCATCGCCACCCACCTGCGCGACCACCTGCTCAACTACTACTTAGTGGAAGCCCACGACGCGGTTTCTAAAGCGCAGCGCGGGGAGTTGATACAGGAAGAAGCGCAAGAACAGGTCAAGGTTATCCTGCAAGTGCAGCAGTTCATTGAGCAGCAGCTAGGCAACTTTGCTCAAGAGCTGGCGCAGTTGGATGAAGCCGCGCAGCAGTTCAAGCCCCAGCCGCAGATGCCGCCTGATAAGACTATGGAAGTTGCGCAGCTCAACGCGCAGGTACAAGGCCAAGCAATGCAGCAGCGTATGCAAGTTGACCAGGCTAGACTGCAGAACGACCAACAGAAGATGCAGTCACAGCAACAGCTTGAAGCCGCTAAACTGGCCGCTAAGCAAGAAGAGTTCAACGCACGCATGCAAACCGAGCAGATGAAGCAAGCGGGCGAAGACCAGCGCCTGTCTGCTGAGCTAAACGCTAGGGAGCGCATGAACACGGCTGACAACGACACCGCAAAACTTTTAGCCGCAGCTGAAATGGCTACTGGTGAGAAAGTAAGAGTAAGCACAGGTACAGGCATTAACCCCAACCCATAAGGAGAAAAACCATGAGTGATAAACCCAAAACAGGCACAGTTTCAATGGCAGGCGGCGATGTTAAGCAGAAGCACCGCATGGCGGCGGGTGAGAAAGTCACCGGCCAGACCCTACCTTCTGCGCCTAAGTCGCCTAAGACACCCGCGTGAACTTAGAGACTAAACTACTGAATCGCCTTAAGGCCGAGCAGCAGGGATTTGCTGTAGAAGCCTTAAAGCGTCCCCAGAACCGCGATGCTTTTGAGTACGGGTATCGTGTTGGAATGGTTGGTGGCTATGAAGCAGCAATCGACGTACTTCTAAAACTTATAGATGAGGAAAATCATGGCGACAATGACATATGAGGACGCACTTGCAGAGGCTTTTCCCGCTGTAGAAGCAGGGATTCAGCCTTTCGGTAGCCGCGTTCTGATCCAGATCCGCACCGCTAAGAAGAGGTCTACAGGGGGTATTATTTTAAACACTGACACTGTTGACACAGAGAAGTGGAATACCCAAGTTGGCAAGGTGGTATCACTAGGACCGCTAGCCTTTAAGAACCGCAACGACATGACCACATGGCCGGAAGGCGAGTGGTGTACTGCGGGAGAGTTTGTCCGCGTAGCCAAGTACGGTGGCGACCGCTGGGAGGCTAAGATCCCAGGCACAGACGAGTCTGCAATGTTTGTTATTTTCAACGATCTTGACATCATCGGGCGAGTATTAGGAAACCCACTAGCTGTCAAGGCATTCATCTGAAAAGGAGATGACGTATGGCTGAAGTAATGAAGGAAAACGACGAAGAGCTAGTTATTGTTGAGGATAAAACCAAACTTTCGACAGAAGAGGACGAAGACGATTCTGAAGATGACCGCACCCAATCCTCCTCCGAGGAAGAGGATGATGGTGACGGTAATGATGATGAACGGGCAGCAATCCGAGAGCGTCGCCGTAAAGAAAAAGTAGAGCGTAAAGACCGCCGAGACACCGCTATTAAGCGCGACAAGTTGGAACTAGACTTCCTTCGCAAACAAAACGATAACCTTGAGCGACGCTTATCGGCTCAAGAACAACGTGCCCACCAAGTAGATCTTGGAAGCTATGACGCTTACATTTCCCAAGCGGCCAAAGAAACAGAGATGGCAGAGCGGGTGATAGCTAAAGCGGTAGAGGCCGGCAACGGAGCTGACGTAACCCAGGCGATGCGTTATCGTGACCAAGCGATGCAGAAAATGCAGAAGCTACAGTACGATAAACAGATGGCTGCTCAAAATCGCCCCCAACCTGCCGGTCAAACCGTTGACGACATGACGCTGCACCATGCTAAGCAGTTCATGTCCGATAACCCGTGGTATGACTCCCAGGGGCGCGACGAGGACTCGGCCATTGTTATCGCTATTGACCAGTCGCTGTCCAAAGATGGATACGACCCTAAGTCAGAAGAGTATTGGACTGAGCTGAGAAAACGCACCGCCCGCCGGTTACCTGAGAAGTTTAAAGAGCGTGTAGCGCGAGGTGGTCCAGCAGTGGGTTCTGGCCGTGAGCACGCCCCTGCAAGCACCCGTAGAGAGATTTACGTTAGCCCCGAGCGCAAGCAAGCGCTGGTAGATGCTGGTGTGTGGGACGACCCCGTGCTGCGCATGAAGTACGTCAAACGCTACGCTGAGTACGACCGTACCAATAAAGCGTAGACTTATGGCTAATTTGCACTTTTATTTTTTTGAACCTATACTTGTTTTCAATCGCTGAAAAAGGAGCGACGTTATGACAGACGAAAGATTAAAGAAATCCGCTGGGGACAACCGTGAAGACCGCACGATGACAGATCGTGCAGTTAGCCAAAATCGCGAAGTTACCGAAGACGAGCGGGTTGAAATGTTCCGTCATCAGTTTTTTCAGTCCAGTCTACCGGACTTACCGAAACTCCCCGGCTGGCATCCGTGCTGGCTGACCACGACTAACCCTCGTGATTCGATCCATATGCGCATCCGACTAGGCTACGAGCCTATCAAGCCAGGAGATGTTCCGGGCTGGGAATACGCAACCCTTAAGACAGGTGATTGGGCCGGACTCATTGGCGTTAATGAGATGCTTGCTTTTAAGCTGCCGATGTCTCTGTACGAAAAGTACATGAAGGAAGCTCATCACGATGCTCCCTTGAGAGAAGAAGAGAAACTCACCGATACGGCTGAGTTCCTTGAGCAGCAAGCCCGAGTGTCTAAGTCGCGGATTGACATGGGAGACGGTAATAGGGAGATAGGACAAAACCGGGAAGCTCGCTTTGATCTTTCCTGACCGAATCTTTCAACCAACCATTAGGAGTCACTATGTCTACGACTAGCGCACCGTATGGTTTTCGAGCCTCGTTCCACAACAGTGGACAGATGCGTCCGAAAGCCTACACAATTACCACAGGTTATGCTGTGTCAATTTTTTCCGGGGATCCCGTTAAGCTAACAAGCAGCGGAACAATCCAACTCGGCTCATCTGACGGTACGCGTACCGGAACTACAGATGGCATTACCCTGCTGGGTATTTT